CTGATCCTTCAGCACCCGACGCGTTTGTGCGTGGGGTCATGGAGGGGAAAGCATGGGTATGGGAAAGCGGTGTATTGAAGGAATGTGCGGTCGCACAAATCGCACAAACCATTGAAGAAGTACACAAGCCCACCATCTCTGCGGAAGAGCGGTCGGCAGTGTTAGTAGAGTCGTTCAGTCAATTCCTTACGGCGCTTCGCCAAGGGGTTCAGTCAAACATACGGTAAAGCTAAATAAACATTAGCGTCGTTTTACCTTTTAAGCGAGGATTATATGGCAACACCAGAGAAGCTGTTATCAGTCAAAGATGCTGAAAAGCAAGACAAGCTTGATGCGAATAAGGAAGATGCGAAGGTTCAAGAGGTCGGTGGACCGGAGCCCGAGTGGTCAACCGCAAACTACGCCAATTTCAAGTTTGATGCGGCTATTGGTGTGTCGCCGGATTCGTCAATCCCCACAGAAGTGGACGCAGAAAAGGCCGACAAACTCGAAGAAGCCGAAGCCTGCCCCGTGTGCGGCAAAGAACCGTGCGAGTGCGAGTCGCTGAAGGAAGAAGAAGGCGACGAGGAAAAGAAAGACGACGAAAAGAAAGAAGTCGTTGCGGAAGAGGGTGAGAAGGAAGACGAACCCAAGACCGCCGATGAATTGCGTCAAGATGCTCCCGCCATGAAGGTCAACGAAGCCGATACGGACGAAGACGATCAAGATGATTCTAATGACGAAACCCTTGATCTCGATTTGTCGGATTTGATGGACGACGAAGATGGTGACGTGGTGGAACTCTCGGGAGACGAAGAAGAAGTCTCCGATGAGGACGACGACGAAGATAAGGACGAAGAGATGCCGGACTTCACACCGGAAGAAGACGACAAGGTGTGGCAGGATGACGACGATGACATGAAGGTCGAAATGGCCGACGACGATCACGAAGACGACGCCGAGAAGAAGGTGGACGACGTGATGGCCGAAGAGGGCGATGACGACGAAAAGAAAGACGATGAAAAGGAAATGGTCGCCGAAGAAGGTGACGAAGACGAGAAGAAAGACGACGAGAAGAAAGAAGTCGTTGCCGAAGAAGACGAAGAAAAGAAGGACGACGACAAGGAACATGCGGAACCCGTGGCCGAAGGCAAACTGAAGATTTCGTTCAAAATGGACGAAGCGAAGAAGCTCTTCGAAAACAACACCGTGCTGACCGAAGAGGATAAGCGTCAGTCACGCGTGCTGTTTGAAAGTGCCGTGCGTTCCGTGGCCAAGCAACTCGGTGAGCAACTCCGTGAAGCGTATCAAGCACGGTTTGATGCGGCCAAGAAGGAGCATGAAGCGAAGGTCGCTGAACAAGTCGATCAATATATGTCGTATGTGGTCGAGCAGTGGGCAAAGGACAATAAAGTTGCCCTTCAGAACCAACTGCGGAACCGTCTGTCAGATAGTTTCATCGCCGGTCTTCAGAAGTTGTTCGTGGAACACTACGTGGAAGTGCCACAGTCAAAGGTGAATGTGGTCGAAGCGTTGGCGAAGAATGTGAAGTCACTAAAGAGCAAGTTGAAAGATGCGGAAGCAAAAGCCGTGAAACTGCATGAAGAGTCGCGTGAAGCAGTGCAGCGTGAACGTCTTGCGTTGAAGAAGGAACACAAGGCACGCTTGATTGCGGAAGCCGCGTCGGCGGTGACTGCGGCGGATCGTGGTGCATTCGTGGAACGTGCAAACACCGTGAAGTTTGCTGGTACGAAAGAATTCAAGAAGGATTTGATTGCTCTGCGGGAACAGTACTTTGGGGCCAAGACCTCGGTTGATGAGCGACCGAGCAATGAGCCCGTTGCTGCTCCTCTCTTTGAGACGAAACAACCCACAGTCTCTAGTGTAGACGCCTACACGAAGATTGCGGATCGTCTCACAGGGCGGTCATAAACGCTCAGTTCATTAACCGTTAGTTAACTTTTTAGGAGAAGTTACATGTCCATTCTTAAGGGTCAGTTAGAGAAGAAGTGGGCACCCCTGCTGGATCATCAGGGTATGCCCAAGATCAAGGACGAGTACCGTCGCGCAGTGACGGCCATCGTGCTTGAGAACCAAGAGCGCGAAGCTCGCAAGGCGGCTGGTATCAGCGGCGACCTGCTCACCGAGTCGGTTCCGACGATGGCAGCAGGTACGGGTGGTTTCGGTTCCTCGGCAACGGCCACGGGCCCTGTCGCGGGTTTCGATCCGATTCTCATCGCGCTCGTGCGTCGTTCGATGCCGAACCTGATTGCGTATGATGTGTGCGGTGTCCAGCCGATGTCGGGCCCGACCGGACTCATCTTCGCAATGCGTTCACGTTACGGCACGCAGAGCGGCGACGAAGCACTGTATCAGGAAGCGAACACCGCATGGTCAGCCGTTGGCCAGGGTGGAACGCACAGTGCGAACGCCAACCCGTTCTCAGCGTCGTTCGGTACCTCGACGGGTGCCAACACGGCGTTCGGTGAATCGCTTGGTGTTGCGAACAGCACCGGCGGTCTCGAAGCGACCAACGCAATTCCGCAGATGGCATTCAGCATTGAGAAGGTGACTGCGACCGCAGTGACCCGTGCACTCAAGGCCGAATACTCGGTGGAAATCGCGCAGGACTTGAAGGCGATCCACAACCTCGACGCAGAGTCGGAACTCGCAAACATTCTCTCGGCTGAAATCCTCGCGGAAGTCAACCGTGAAGTGGTGCGTAGTATCGGCTACGCGGCGGCGAACGGTGCGGCTCAGACAGCAACCGCAGGCACCTTCGACCTTGATGTGGATAGTAACGGTCGTTGGTCGGTGGAGAAGTTCAAGGGTCTGTTCTTCCAGATCGAGCGCGAAGCGAACGCGATTGCGAAGCAGACACGTCGTGGCCGTGGTAACATCATCATCACCTCGTCGGACGTGGCGTCCGCGTTGGTGGCGGCGGGTGTCCTCGACTACACGCCGGCGATGCAAGCGGACTTGGCCGTGGATGACACGGGCAACACGTTCGCGGGTACCCTGATGGGCCGTTACAAGGTGTTCGTCGATCCGTATGCTCCGATTGGTGCGGCGGCGGAATACTTCGTGGTTGGTTACAAGGGTTCGTCACCCTACGATGCGGGTCTGTTCTACTGCCCGTACGTGCCGCTCCAGATGTATCGTGCGGTGGACCCGAACTCATTCGTGCCGAAGATTGGTTTCAAGACCCGCTACGCGCTGGTTTCGAACCCGTTCTCGAAGGGCACGGCGGGTCAGTCAAACGGCTCCATCGGAGCGGATGTGGACCAGAACTACCGGAAGGTGAAAGTATCGAATCTTTTCTAGTATTTGACCTAAAAATACTGGAAGAGAGAAGTAAGAGAAAGGGCAGGACAAAATCCTGCCCCTTTCTTTTTATGTCCTAAATATCAGTATGAGCACCATCTCCATTCCGTCCGATACATTCAATCTGTTTCCGGCTGACTCGATTAGCCACGTCATGCAGTTTGCTCGACTGCCGATGACGACGTTCACGATTCAAGAAGTGAATCTTCCTGCCGTTACGGCGCGCACGGCCACGGTCAACACGCCTGGCATCAACACCAAGCATCTCCCCGACCGACTCACCTACGATCCACTCACCATTTCGTTCTTGGTGGACGAAGAATTCCGTGCGTGGCGCGAACTGTACTCGTGGATGTATGGGATGGTGGGCGGGGCCGATCGTAGCGTGACGACGGCTGAATTTGTGGAATCGCAAATTAACTTTGTCTATCCTGAAAAGCCCGTGGCTCGCCTCGACAAAGCGGCGCGCACCACAGCCGGACTCACCATCATCAACGCCGCCAAGATTCCGCTGTTGCGGTTTGTGTTTCATGATGTGTATATCACATCGCTCGGGCAGATTCAGTTTGCCACGACCTCCATCGACCCCATCACGCCGCTGACCTGCCAAGCCACGTTTGAGTATTCCTATTATTCTATCGTGCAAGTGCGTCGATAGATGATATACTAGTGTCACCATGACACTGGATACTCTGCACACCGAATGGGCAAAAGATTCCCAACTCGACTTTTCTCGGCCTGATGCCGAACTGCGGAACATTCCACTCCTACATTCAAAATATTGGCAAATTTATACGAGCGAACGCCAGCGATATATGCTGGTGAAGCAAGAGTATGATGCCCTGAAACGAGCGAAGACCGATTGGTATACGGGTCGGATGAGTGACGAGGAACTCAAAGAACGCGGGTGGGCGCCACAAGGATTGCGAATTGTGCGGCAAGAATGTGATTCGTATTTGGCGGCGGATACGGACATTACCACGCTGTCTGGCAAACTTGAAGTGCAGAAAATGAAATTGGACTTCCTTGAAGATGCGATTAAGCATATCAACAATCGAAATTTTGTGCTGCGTAATTATATTGAGTATCTGAAATTTTCCAACGGGTCGTTGTAGAAAGGAATTGACGCATGTTGGATGTGACACCACAGACGCCGCGCAAGATGACACGCATTCTCGTCTATCCAAACATTACGTTTGCGAAAGATATCACCAAGGACTCCTTCGTCCAGTATCTCGCAACCGTGATTGCAAAACTGAATACGCTGCGGAATGACCTGTTCTTTACGATCTGGATGCCCGAACCAGTCACCGCGCTCGACTTTCCCAACACCAAGCAAGTCTTATGGCCGATGCCGTCTCATGCGCCGGCGATGCGTGTGCATTTTGATGCGACGTTGGCGAAGCAACTGCTCTCCCATGACCATGACTACGATCTTGTATGGTCACATCTCCCCGAAGCGACTCATGCGTTGTATGCGACGATAGCGAACCTCACGCATCATCGCCCTGCGTTCTTTGGCTATGCGCATTGGTTCGACCTCGCCAACACCGCGTCATGGGAGGGGGCGAGTTTCCGCGAGAACATCAGCGGGCTGCTTCATATGGATCGCTGCTATCTCAATACCGAAGCACAAAAGCGATTGGTGATCGACCATGCTGCCGAGACGTATGCACCGGCGGTGTGTCAGCGTCTGGATCGCATTCTGGTCGCACAAGCCTTGGGGATTCCATCGGAACGCATCGTATCTGCAATTCACCCACAGACCGACAAGGTGATTGTCTATAATCATCGCCCTGACCCGTATAAGGATTTCCCTGCGTTTCTCAAAGCGATGCGTGAGTTGCGCAAGCAGCGTCAGGATTTTACCGTGTGGATTCCGTTACTCGATACCGCACCCGAGGACTGGATCACGGTCGCCAAATTCAGTAAAGATGATTACTATCGGCAACTGCAACGGTGTCGTGTCGGTGTCGCGCCGAGGCAAACGTATGCGGGGTGGAGTTTATCGGCGACGGACGGGTTGATGAATGGATGCCCGTTTATTTTCTATGACGCTGACTACTACCGCGAACTGCATCCAACCGCAGACACCTTTACGAACTGGTCTGCGGCGCTGACTCTGCTCAACACATACTTGGATGATGAATCGTATCGCAATACTCAAGCAACGGCGGCGCTCACCCATGCCGCGACCCTGGCAACAGAACCGCGCATGTCGGCGTTGAGTGACTATATTACCACTCTCACCCAATCGTTGTCGTCACGGCATACCGATGCCTCTACGCAAATCGCCCATGTGATTCGGTCGCACGGAACGATGACCAAAGCACAGATTATGAAAACGCTCAAATGGGGGCGTGGAATTGGATGGGGCGCATACAGACGGGCACTGCTGGAACATCCAAACATTTATGATACGGTTGGTGCAGAACCGCTGTATCAATGGAAAGACTGATGGCTGATATTATCCTTGCCCCGCTGAACCACGCCTTCATTCATGTCTGGGCGGATGAGGCGATTGAACGCGAACTTTCCGATGAGTTCTCGTTCGTGGTGCCAGGTGCGCAGTATATGTCCATCTATCGCAAGCGCAACTGGGATGGCAAGATCCGTCTGTTCAATCGCGTGACCAAAACCATCTATGCGGGACTGACCGCGAAGATTGAACGCTGGGCGACAAAGCGCGGCTATACGGTGGAGAACCGCACGCCTATCACCACCGGCACATGGTCAGGGTTAGACACCGCGGCGATCATCAAACAGCATCCCGTCCCGTTTGAGATTCGGTCGTATCAGGAAGAAGCGATTACGCACGGTCTGCATCGTCAA